TTAGACTGGATATTTTAACCGTGCCGCTTCTTTATCTGCTGCGTACTGAGCTTTTCGTGCAGTAATAGCATCTCGAACCGCTTGCTGCTTCGCCACCTCTCCGGGGCCATCGCTTACCACCGCCGCCAGGTACGCCTGATTTAGCGCGTCGATATCCTCTTGGTATGCAGATGAAATGACCTGCATTTCAGCCTGGAGAAGCTCTCCGTTGGTTTTGGGCGGGTTGACGATATCCATTGCTTCTTTCTCGGTGATCGGGATAAGGCCATCTTTGATGAAGGCATCTTGAGAGCCATCTGATGGGTATGCGTACACTGCGGAATTAGAATCTTTGAAATATTTCATGATCACACCATTTCAGCCCAAATCATGTTGGAAAGTGAGCCGGCAGTTTTGGTTATGGAGTAAGTCGCCCCAGCGGGAACAATAAACGTCATGCTCGGCCCATTATGAGTGGCGGATGACTCTACACCGATGACCCTGGCGACGTTAGCCCCATTCACTGCCGCAACTGCGGTTCCGAAGCTCGTAGCATCACACGAATAGATGACCAGCATCGGGCGCGTGGCGCTGTTGGTGTACGTCACTCCCATTACACGGCTGCTGGTGACGTTTGTATATGTCCCGCCCATGGTGGCATCGCCAGCGGCCACCGTTCCGCTTGTGGTTCCCACGTCTTTGTATGCTGCATTTCCCAGCGCGAGTTCATCAGCCACATAGTATGACAACCGCTTCCATCCAGTGGCGGATTGATCCGGGTTGTTGGTGTTGTCATCCTGAGTGCACTTGAATATTGTCACGCCGTCTCCAGCCAGGAGTAATGCTCCCTTCGGATAACCGCCAATAGCCGTGCAAAATGCCGAATCGAATTTATTCATGGCTCCAGCGCTAAACCATCGGCACAGTGACGACAGCTCAAAAAGCACTTGGTTCATGTCCTGACCTTTCGGGGGAAGGCCGCCGGCAGACTTCAAGATCATCGTGATTGATGGAAAACCATCGGCATATGATGCGGTATTATCTCCAGCTGGAGTTGATGGAAGAAGCGGCTCTCGCAAGCCATTTATGCCAAAGGGTACGCCTTGTTTTGCTGGTGAATCGACAATCTTCATTATCAACCTCTATAAAATGTTCCGTCATTAAACGGATAGGCTTCTTCTGTAAAACCAAAATATAGTGGAACTATTTGATTTATTCTTAAAAGCACTCCACTGGGGATTGGGGTGACTTCATAGTTTTGTAAAATTGAAATTTCAAAGGGTTCAAGATGGAACTCAAACGTTATCCCCATTGTCATTTCTTTGTAATTTATGCAATAGCACCTTCCGCGCCCCTTGAATAGCATTGTCAAAAACCTATTTACATCAGGTATTGTTGCAATGCTAATGTTTGAAAACGCCTTGCATAATATCAGGGTTCTATATGCGTTGTCTGACAGTCTGACTGTTTCTGTTTCTTGCAGTCCAGCGTAAAAAGGCTGATCGTTAAACGGGCTTGGATATCCATCACTACCATCTTCAGCCTCTGAAAAACCGAAGCTATCAGAATCAATGGAAGCCTTTATGTATCGAGAAACGCCAACAATTTTACCCCACATGTCCAGGCCGAAAGATTCGCATGTAGTCAAATCCCAAACCCGATCGATGAATTCATCAGTGAAATCATCCAGGCTTACAGCTTGGTTGAAAGTGTCGATAATAGAGAGAAGTGATTTACTTGCTGAATACTGAGTTAATATCGTCTCTTTCCATGTCATACCAGCGTTACCTGTACGTCGCTAGCTTGTATCGTCGGTATTTGATCAATCCCCGGCGTTTCCGCTGCTGAGTATGTGGAACCGTTAAGGGAAACGGTTATTGATATGATGTTTACTGAGTTTGGAGAGATAGAAATGATGGGGGCGTAATACTTACCAGTTCCGATCGTGGCCCCGATGCGAGACTTCTCGATCCCCTCATAGCCACCATTGAAAACAGTGACCACCATGTTCTGTACCTGCGTTGTGATGTCAGAGGGTAGGTCTGGGTTATTGGTAATGCTGACCCTAAAGTACGATCTCACCGGTGCTACCTTTTCCCACTGAATATCGTATTCAGGGTATGGTGCCTGGTAGTTAACCTTGTCATAAACGGTAACGTGAGTATTCCCGTTCATGTTACACCCCAGGTTGTATTTTGAGAAAATGGCCGCCGCCACATCTGCATCCAGACCGCCATAAACACCGATGTAGATGGAGTTACCGGCTACAGGAAAGTTAGTCGATCCCTTGTTTACTGGAGTGGATAGCCGGTTAGACCAAACATAGGCATCAGCAACGCCCGTAACGTCCAGAACGGCGGCTCGCGTGGCGGCGTCGGTGTTTGCCCCACCTCTGGCTACGGAGTCCTTACGGCGAGCCTCAAACGCTATGCGAGACTCCACATCAACGCCAACAACACCGGCCGCCTGATTGTATACCGTGTCCCAACCGGATACCGCTCGGTATATTTGATTTAGCTCGCCGACACCGCAGGGGATAGGGCCAGGCGTGACATTCTGGAATTGCACCTCCACCGATCCTGATGCCGGGATGGTGGCGTCATTAATGCTGCGGTAGATGTATCCTGCATTATCCTGGGCGCTGCTTCCGGCAGGGATAAGCGTGCCGACGGCCCCGACGCATGTCGCCGTAACGATGGTTCCCTGGGCGGAAATCCTATCCTGAAAGTAGATGCGCCCTATCCCATCCTGAAATCGCCCTGTAGCAAAGTCAGGGTTCATCTGGTTGAACAGGCAAAGCAGCTTGTCGTACACCTGGGAAACAATCTCTGTATCGGACTGTGCCAGTTGCCCCTGCGGAGAGCTTAGCGACTCACTACCGCCCCCGAGAGAGGTAGACATGTCAGTTAGCCGGCCGGCTAGGATATCAGCCACGTCCGGGACTAATAGGCCATTCTCGGTAATGGTTACGTCCGGTACTGCCGTTGTTAAATTCGTCATATCGTAACCTGTGATTGATTGCCGTCTTTATCCGTAACGAGCAGCGTTCCGCGCGTCTGGCGTGTTTTTCTATCCGTGAATACCGAACAGATTGCCTGATCGACGATAGGGAGCTTCTTCGCCTCAGCCTGCATCTTCGTCGCGATAAATCCGGCTGATGGACTCTTTCCTAAAACGTCCTGTTTCCAGGGTATACCTAGCGTGTTGTCGTAATAGCACTCCCCGGAGAACACCAGGCATGCGCTGGCGACATCCTGCGCCACCGCCTCACCGCCGGTTGCGATCGCCAAATTTCCCGAACCGTCCAGGGTTAAATCCCACGTTTCAGTGTTGAGCTTCATCGTTCTATATGTCATACGGGGTTCCCTGGTTTCTCCGACGTTACCGACCCGCTACCGGTCTGTATTCCGTTAACCTTGTGATCGTGGTCATCATAGGCATCTCGAAGCTGCTTAATGGAGGCGCTCTGCGTGCCAGAGTTATCGATGATATCGCCCGCAGCGCTAATATCTCCTCCAGATTCAATACCTCCAGATACCTTGAGAAGTGGCGTAGTCATATCAACGCCGCCCGGCGCCGTGACGGTCGCTTTTTGGCATGTCACGGTCACATCTCCAGGGCTGACGATGTTGATCTGATTGTCTGCGAATTCAATGTATTGGGATGGCTGCTCATTGAGGAATCCGCCAAGGTATAGCGCATCGGATTTGCTATGCGTTCGGCGGCTACCCGGCACTGATTGCGATCGGTTTGCCCTGACGACTGAATTGTCCCGGTCGCACACGGCGATCATGCCAATATCACCCGGAACCGGGTTCATGATGATGGCTGAGTTTCCGCGCTGTAGCCGGAATACAGGGACGTTGTAAATGGTGCTGTTGGCGATGGGATTACCATACTTGTCTACCCGCTGTACCAGTGGAGTCACATCAACAACGAGATTTGGGGCTACCCCATTAACTGCATTTACCACCACAAGGTTGATGAAAAACTTACCGGACATGAGCATTTCGAACATGTAGCTAAAAGATTCAGCGTTGTTTGACTGCGCGTTACTTGGAGTGAATAAATTGTCATCCATTTTTCTGCTGTGCCTCTCGTCTTGCTTTATCATCCCTGGTCGCAGTGCATACCGAATGCCATGGGCCGCCAGGAACCCATGACGACAACTCATGCTTCACGGTAGTGAGCTTGTATCTTCCACTGGCATGAGGAAGATCGGTTTTCATGTCAATGAATCGCCCAATGGACAAAAGGGAAGAATATTGCGTTTGAAACATAATTCCGCCCGATGAAAATATCGGGTATCCGATAAGACCGTATTCTTTTGAGATGTAGGGAACAACCCCTTCCCTAGCGCCTTGTGACGGCCAGAATTCGATATTGTCAGGAGGAGCAGCCAACATCCCTATGCCGTAATCAGTGCAAATGTGGTGAAGCTGGTCAAACACACTACCCTCAAAATACGGGCTTCCTGATGTGGTCATTCCCTCCATCTTTTGGAACGTGGCGTTGTACCCGGCAGCAGAGCAAATCGATGTGATCACGTCGGTTAGCTTCTGGGGGTCTTTGGCTGAGAATGGCCTTGATGCCATGTTCTGTAACTCAGCATTTGCGGCGGCGGAGATCATCAGGCAGCTATCTGGAGCCGCGTTCATATTGGCGATAGAGGACGTCATTAACCCTGAAAAGACATGAGACTCATCAGCAAAAATAGAAACGTTGATTTTTTGCTCTCTAGAGTCAACCAAGCCCTGAGCCTTGTAAGATAGGGAGTCAAGAAGCTCAAGGCCAAGGCCATAGATTGATATCTCCGCGCTACTTCCAGTCATCCCGATGACAGCATTCAAAGACACTAACGCCTTTACGTTTGAGATGGATATTTTGTTATTGCCGGGTTTGTCGAATGACGATGTTTGATTAGTAAACTCGAAGCGCAAGGAGTGCTGTTTATACAAGGTCAGACTCCTCTAGATAAAATAGCTGATACCTTCCACCTAAATCGTCCCATGCCGGGTCGTTCTGGCCGTTAGTGTCCAGGAAAACCAGATCGCCCTTAAATCCCAGGTAGGAATAGCGCACCATGCGGTTTCCGTAGTAACAGGGAACCCCCTGCATGATCGGGTTTCCGTCCACCGTCAAATCCATGTAAAGAGCGCTGGTTCGCTGAATCAGGCGGATGTCACATTGCTGGCCGGAAAGGTTGACGCTAAAGTTTTGAGACTTTAGCGGCTGAATAGAGACGGTCATCATGGCTTGGTCGCCTCCGCAATATCCTTGGCCACGTCAGCGGCCTTTTTCGTTGCGCTACTCACCACGTCTAGAACAGGCTCTTTCACCGTGTCTAGAGCGCTCTGGAATCCGGCGCTCAGGGTCTTTTCTACATTCCCTACCGCGCTGGACAGCGACGATTTCAGATTCCCCCATGACTTGCTTAGTTCATCAAGCGTTGACGGCTTGGCACCGCCATTCGTTTTACCTCCAGCCCCTGTCCCGGTATCACCCTGGCTTTTCTGATCATCTGTTGGCTTTTTATTTGACTGTGCTCCAGATAGGGAAACCTCCATCTGCTGCATGACCTCTTGAAATTCAAGGTAAACGATAAGCAATGACACTCCGTTGCGGTGAGTAACCTCGTAGAAGTGACCCACCAGGTCATAGCTCTCTAGCGTCTCCTTGGGGGTCTCTATGTCGTAAAGAGCGGCGGCAGACAACATGTCATAGATGGTTTTCAGCGTGTCAGACTGGCTGATAAGCGTCAGATCGAAGATGTTTGGAATCGTTCCGGTAAATCCCGTCAGGCCATTAATGATCACAGAGCATCTAACCCTGGATGGCTCCTTGACCTTGTTAATGGCCTGGTACTTCCCACCCTCAACTGGCGCGGTTGTTATCTGTGCCCTTCCAACAGGCTGTACTGATGCCATCCCGCTGAACTCAAGAGCCACAGTAGCGTCACCATGCTTTCGGATAACGTATGATGGGCTTAGCGTGCTATTAATGATGGATAGCGGGGAGCCGCCGCCGATGGCGTTGAAAATGTTCGCCGTGTTCAGGTTCAAAATGCTCATTTTCACCCCAATAAAAAACCCGCCGAAGCGGGTTGTTTTGCATCTTAGCGATTATCTCGCCACTCTCTTTAATTTGCGGTTATCGGAGCAAATGCCCTTCCCCTTCAAGCTGGAGCTATACATCGCCAGCATGTTCATGGAGCCGTCAAGATACTTGGACATATTCGGATCGAGCTTGGCGATGTCATCTTTCGCAGACTGCCAAATCCGGTCGATCATCTCCAACTTGAAGCCAAGCTCCTTGGCGTTACACCACCGTTCCTCTGATTGGTGCTTGGAGATGTACTCCCCCTCTAGGGCGTCGAGATACTCGATGGCCTCAGTGATCTGACTTTTGGTTAGCTGGTTGATGTGCTCAACCTCGAAACGGTGGTGTACCAGCTTCCAGATATCAGGGTAAATCCGGCCAAGACCGGTGGTGATCAAGCGCTCAACGGTTTGGCGCAGCGGGGTAAGTTGAGTCGTCGTGGTTTGGCGCGGCTTCGACTCCTGATATTCACCAGTCTTACGGATTGTCGGAAGTACCTCGGCAGTCACCCACTTGCGGAAGGTGTGCGGGACGGTTCCTGGCTTGATGGCGTCGCGGCAGCGAAGCACCAAGGTGTACATTCCTGACTCACTGACGATGTTAGCCTCGCCCTGACGCCCTATGTTAAACATAGATCGTTCATCTTCATCCAGCCTTTCAACAGCTTGCGTGACGTTCTTGATGCCAAGCGCGAAGCAAACGTCTTGTGCTAAAAACCACGGCTCACCATCTTTACTTAGCACACGAATTTCTTTGTCGCCGAACTTAAACATGGTGAAATCTGCACTTGCTTTTGCTATAGTTTTCATGTCGGTTTGATCTCCGATAATTGTTGATATTGAAGCCTCGACTGTTCCAGCAGTTGGGGCTTTTTCTTTATTGCTGCTTGATAAACCCATCTTCTTTCAGACTCCGCTCGATACGTTTCACCACCTCACTATTCAGTGAGCGCCCTTCCTCTTTTGCTACCACCTTCAACAAATCCTTTAGATGCTTAGGGAATCGAATCCCTACCGGCGCAATGTCTCTTACCTTTTCCATTTATTCCACACCCTCTTCATCGTGTAGTGATTACACATATATTACATCGTGAGCGTAGATTGTCAAACGCTTTATGATTACATTGTGTAGAGGTTAATTACACAGGCGTCTAGAAACATGAAAATCAGAGACATAGCACCGTATGGCATCAGAATGCCTGCTGATCTGAAAGAAAAATTGCAGGCTATAGCCAAAAAAAATGGAAGATCGCTCAATTCCGAGATAGTGAGAATTCTTGAAGAGTATGTGGAGCCACCAAAGGTTGATGACATGCGGGCTCTATCCGAATCAGAACTTAGCTCACCGGAAAAAATGCACGAATGGATGCGTGAGCTATCAGAAAAAATAAAAGCCATCGAAAAGGTTGTTGATAAACATTTATCAAAAAATGATTAACTAGATAACAAAGGGAAGCGCAATGGACGGAATCATCACGGTGGTAGTGATCTTTTTTGTTATCGGCATCATTGCCGAGGTGCTAAAACCAAGGTGCTGCGATATCTGCGGGACTCCATTTAAAAGGAAATATTTTACATGGGAAATTGATGGAAAAAAGAATCATTTATGTCCAAAGTGCAATAGCAAAATGGAAAAAAGAAAAAGCGATCAATCATTTAGGAGTAGGTTTGGTTGAGTCAACTCCATTGGTTGTGTAAAAAGCCCGCGTTGCGGGCTGTTTTGTCTTAAAGGGGGCTTATGGATACGATTATACGGCCATCTTCTAGCTTTATCCCAACTCCGCAACTCTGCCCATTAGATAAGTATGCCTTTGCTTGATAAAAATTATCATTAACTTTATTTTGTATCTCAACCCTTTCACATGAAGGGGCGTTCATATTTAAAAGATTGGATAACCTGTCATTGGTTATGTTATTGGTTATGATTTTATTAGCAGAGTCATAGCTGTCTTTGAATATTTTTGTCACAAGCTCGCATGATTGGCTTGCGTAAGATTCTTCCTGTCGCTTTTCATTCAACCATATATAACCAAATGAAATTGCAGAAAAAATAAATATTGCAGACAACGCCTTGGGAAGAGATATCTTCATTTATTCAACCCCGATAGATTCAGTTATCCACGAACGGCGCTAGAAAATGCTTGGTTAGTGGACGCTCTAGCGAGTTGATTATTGGCGCTTCTTGCCAGTGAGTCAACCGTGCTGGCGTCAGCCTGGTTAACCTCAACTTTCTGTATGTGAGTATTGATCACGGTCGATGATCCGCCAGCATACGGCGGCATACCGTGTTGCATGCCTCGCATGTTGTAATCGTCCATGACCTTACCGGCATACTGCAAGCTCTCAAGCGGGCGCTTCACAAACTCGCCACGACCATTGATAAATCCATCCCCGCGCCCCTGATCTATCCATTTTCTTGTGTTACCTGGTCCCCAATTGTAAGCCGTGAGCGCATCCTCAATGTTCCCATCGAACATTTTCAGCATCTTTGACATGTAGAGAGAGGCGGCGGCGCGCGACTTTTGCGGGTCTAATCGCTCGTCAATTCCGTTGCCAACAGAAAGCCCCATGTCCGTTGCCGTTCCGCGCATTAGCTGATATTCACCAACAGCACCCGCCGAGCTGAACAATCTCTTGCCACCGCTAGATTCAATTTGTCTGATTGAATCTAGCATCCTACCCATATCAAAACCGTTGCCGCCGACGATATTGGGGGGCATGCTCCCAGCGTTTGCACTACCCATCCACCCGGTGAGAAAGTTCCACGCATCTTTTCCAAGTGTTGACTTTTTCTGTCTTTCTTTATACTTATCATTAAGGTAGTGCCAATAACCTTTACCCTCTGATTCAGCACCTTTTTTAACGGAATTAACAGCAGCGGTGGCTGCTGTCGCTCCAATCACTAGAGGATTCATCCTCAGACCAACAGCTAGAAGAAGAAATAAAGTGTTGGCAGTTCCGATGGACTCAGTGAGTTTTTTTACTGCTCCACCCGCCTTTTCAAAGAACCCAACGATGTCGCCCTTGTTATCCTTAAGCCACGCCATAAGCTCCTGCTCAGCCTTTAGGACTTCGGGGCCAAATGTGGCGATTAACTCCTGCTTAACCTGTGCAAATTGGGAATCGAGCGCCCTGGTGGTCTCCAGGATTTTGCGCTGTGCCTCTTCCTGCTCCTTGGTCAGCTTCCAGCGCTTCTCTTCCTCTGAAACCATCTGAACGGCTTTACCGCTCTTGATGTCACCGGCCAGATTTGGATCGTAACCGAACCCAGCCAAAACTTGCATTAGCTGGTCTTTAGTGTGGTCTTTACCGTATTTCTGGAACTCTTTCAGGGCGCTGGTAGAGCTACTACCGAGCTTGTTGATGTCGATGCCGGTACGTGCGCCGAGCGTGAGTAGGTTTTGCGCCTCCCCCGTCAGGCCTCCGAAGATGGTTGGGTCTTGTAGGTTGGCCAGTGCCATCTTTGCGTTCATCTGAGCGCCAAGAAAAGCGCCGCCATTTTGTCCGATACGTGAAAATCCATACTGCGTTCCGAGAACATTACTCGCACCAGTGCCAAGAATGCGACCAATGTTGCTGGCGTTGACGATAGATTCAGCGCTGCTCTCAAAAACTTTATGTATTCCAATCGCCATAGCGGTCATTACCCCGCCAACAGCAACAAAACGAGTGGTGAGCCCAAGGAGTTTTGAAAAACCATCATTCACTTGAGAAAAAGCGTTCTTCCCAGCCTTCCCAAATGTAGTGACACCATCAGACATTTTATCGAAATTTTCGTTTACTTTGTCTGACGCCTGGTGAACTTCTTGAACCCACTCTTTGGTCTCTTGGCTTACTTTCCGCTTCCCGGCAAGAAATTCCTCAGCTTTAACCGTGACTTTATACGCCAACTCTTCAACGATCATTTACTTCTCCAGGAACTGATGCCAGGCTCGCTTGTTATGCGACTCCACCGCGATAATCTCCAGCAGATTGAACGCGTCACGCACAGATAGCCGCTCTTGCAGGTCAAGATAACTGGCCTTTCCTGAAGAAATGATCGTGTGCATCTGTGCGGATACGTTTACCGGCGTCACCAGCTTAGGTGGCTCCGGGTCTGGTTGGATGAATGGGTAATTTACGCGGCTGCGATTGATAAAAAAGAGAAATTTACCTCGAACACTCGGTCTAAGAGCTTGCGAATGGTCTCTACTTCCTCAAAGTCTTCCGGGATTACTTTGCGAATTTGCTGTCCGCCGTCATGGCGAATAACCACTTCAACGGTGGCGATAAGTCGATCGCGCAGATTTCGTGAGACCTCCGGTGGGGCCACCGATAAAACGTTCATCCCCAGAGTGGCAAGCCCAGCACACCCCATGGCGATCACGTCGGGAGGAACCCCAGTAAAGTTACTTTCCCCCATCGAACGGAAAAGGTCTTGCGCCATTTCGTCAGCATCCCATGCCGACATTTCCGTGATAATGAACTCTTTCCAGCGATCGCGGTTGTTATCTTCGACGATGTAGGTGATCTGCTTTCTCATTAGACGGCACTCGGTGTAATGGTTTCAAAATGGAATACGACGGGGCGCGGCTGAAGGATGCGGCGTCCCGGCGGCAGCGGAGGTATGCTGAACAGCACCCCGTTTACCATCGTCCACTTTTTGTTGAGAGATGGGACTACCAGGGTAGCGTTTACCACGAACTTGGCGATCGCCGTTCGCTCCGCCGCAACCATATCTTCCAGCTTCCCCAAAGCTGATGATGTCGGCATCAGGGTAATCGTAAAGTCTGCCGGGTTGAACACGAAACCGGCGTGGTATTTGCCGTCGGCCGACATGATTTCTTCGGCGTTCTGCAATGGCGCAGTGTCAAACATGTTGTCGGCCGCGTAGTCGTCAACATCAATCCCACCAGGGTAATAGGCAGGGACGACGAGACGCAGCTTGGAATTGGCGCTTGTGATATCGAGAGGCATTATGTCGTCCTTACAGGATAGCGGTTGAAGACATCGTGATGCTTTGGATCAGTCCGCCATCGACGTAGTAAAAAATCACGCCCTTCAGGTCGCGCTCGATGCGGTTAGATCCCGGTTGCGGCGGGATGTACAGATACCACCCCTCGGAGTACAGCGTGCTGGAGATATCAGCGCCTACCGCGTTGTTGATGATGCGGATCTGTGCAGCATCCAGCGTCACACCCTTGCGGATGGCTCCGAAGTTGAGCGCCTGCTGTGCCACGTCGATCACGGCAGCATTAACAGCCGCATAGCCCTGGGCGTTAAACGGATAGGACTGATTGGCGGTGAACAGGTTGGCAAACGAGCCTACCAGATTTGCGTTCATCCACACCTGGCACATGAAGGTGTCCAGCCACTCGAATTTACCCGTGATCGCACCATTCGATGCGTATTGCTTCATGGTCTTATTCAGGCTATAGGAGCCGTAGAAGTTGTAACCATTGGAGAGCAACGCGCTATAGGTCTGCCCGTCGGTAACGTTCGGAGCCAGGCCGGGGAAGTCGCGGAACTTGTAGGAAACCCGGCCATTAGTGCGCGCAAAATCCAGCGATGCGGCATATGCCAGCGCGGGAATCGCGTACAAATAGGAGCCATACACCGGGAACACGTTTTCATAGCCGTTTGCTACGACAACCTTCTGCATGAAGCACTGCGCGTTATTGGCAACGGTGGCGGACTGTGAAGGGTCATGCACGACATAGCCAAACCGGTTATTTGACGCACTCACCCATGCGCACAGCTCTTGTTTTTGATCATCGGTCATCTCAATCAGGGATGAGAACAGAACCCAATCTTGGCTCAGGTTGATGACGTTATTCATCATGTCCGTCATCGTGACTGGTGCGCTGCCCGGTGACGTGGTAGCTGCGGTGTCTGCGGTTAACTTCAGGCCTGTAGCTAGGTCGCCAGCATCGGCAAAGCTAACGGCACTGTTTGCGCCAGTAGCCAGAGATCGGACGATGAATCGATTTGCGATCGGAAGCCACTCTACCAACACCTTGCTAGCCCCGATCCCGGTAGTCAGCTTGGTGGCGATGTCAGAGAAACTGGTAGCCGAGGACAGGTCGATAGAGGTGCTGGTTACTGCTACCCCGTCGACGGTCAACTTGATCGTGCCGGGTGAAATTGCTTGCAGCGTGGAAAGCTGAACGCCTTTCATACTACCCGATAGCAGATATCCCGCCACAGCAGCGGTGATCACACGGGTGATAAGCAGCTTTCCCGGAATCACGGATGAGTTGTCATAGCCCTTAAAGTAAAGCTGAGCCGCCAGGTATTCTGGAGAGTCGCTGCCTAACAATGATGCAATGTCGGTGGCCGTGGTGAATTCCGCTACGGTTCCGACCCGGATTAGCTCGTTGCTGCTCAGGAGCAGCCCGTTAGCATCTAATGCCGAGCCAGCCGGAGCGACGACGTTTGGAGTGATTCGAAAATCAACACTTAATGGAATTGTCATGTTTTATATACCCACTGGATCGACTGATACTTCAGCCTTATCAAAATATGGTTCGGGGAATGATGCGGTCATGTGGACTTGCAGGGAGACATCAAGAGTCCATCTTTCTTGCCACTGCTGCTCGGCATCAATCATGGGCGCCTGAATAGCTGCGGTTGAGTAGAGCGGCGCTACCCGAGCATCGATAGCCTTGATCAGGTCGTAGGCGTAACTGCTAGCGAAAACTGTCTCCAGCGTCACCGCACGGTCACCGGCACTGTCTCCGTAAATATCGACCTGGATGTCGGCTCGCCTAACCTCCGTCCATCCCATAGCGCTTGTCGATGGCGATCCGGTGTCCTGATTGATTGATCTGGTAGTGGATAGCTGCTCAAACCGAAGCGGAGTCAGGATGCAGAACTGTCCCTTCCCCATAGGAACTCGGTTAGCCTGAGCCTGTTTACACTCCCCGGCTATTGGCTCGACAAAATCGGCCAGCACGTCAATTACGTTATCAACGGTCAAATCGATCATGGCGACACCTGCAAGTTAACGATTAGGCGACACCAATCAGCCCAGAGTTCGATAGGCTCAACGACAAGCCATGTTTCACCATTGATGATGAATAGGTCACCACCCTGCTCTAGCTCGCGCTGAACGCTGAAGTAGTTGCCATTGACGTGGATAGACTTAACCAGACCTTGGATATTCAGCCCGTCAACGTGCTGCAAATCACCCTTGCTGAGCGGCTGCAACTGAATGGTGACGTTTTGGTCTGGCAGGTATGAAGGAATAGGCTTTCGGCCTGGGCCAATTGTCTGTCCGGTGTACTTTTTCAGAATTGCTGGGACGTTGGGATTTACTCGCTGAATGGCTCTATTCGCCAGGCTCCGAATGTTCAATTTCTCCTACCTCGTAATGCACGTCGCGGATCATGACACCGGTATCAACCAGGGGTTTTGTTGAGTCATTCGGGCGAACCTTTCTACTGCGGCGCTGATGAATAGTGGCTGGACTCAGCGGTGGTTCCATCAGTGTCGCGATGGACTGCACAACATCACCCACGATCACCTCGCCGACAGCAGATAGAACCCGATCAACAGGTACGCCTGCCTTGATACCATCAGCGATTTTTTCGCTCCATTCGGATTCGTGCTCAGCGATAGCGTTTCGAAAGAATGGCCGGGGCGGCTGGTTGTGATCCGGCCTCCCGTATTCGTTCGTAGCGGCCACCAAAGCAACCGCCGTTCCATCTGGGTATGTTGCCCCATCGATAAACCCGACCTTTAGCTGTAGCGATTGCAGGGCACTCTCTGCGGCATCAAGTGCGTCCATCACCTTATCGGTCATCGGCATACCCCACGATAGAACCCCATCCGGTAGATACTGGTGGCATTCCAGTACATGATCCCGAACTGGCTTTGGAAGAAGAAAGCCTTATTAAATGGGACGCCGGACAGACCAGACGACACGCTAACGCTACCCTCAGAGGCCGAAGCCACATAGCCAACCATCCCAGGGTCACCGCCATTCCCTGACGAGTCCTTGTAGGACAGATAGGCTATGTGGGCCATCAGCAGGTAGAGCAGCCACTTGCGCCGCGCCAGGTCTGACACGACGCTGAAATCTGTGTTCTCCAGATACCCCGATGCGGAGAAAAACAAGTCCTCAACCTGAGCATCAGAGAGCGCCGTGTACTGCGGGTATTTTGCTTTCCACTCCGCTACATCTAGAGTCACGATCCCCATTTAGGCCGCCTTTTCGGTTTCGTCCTCTTTGACTTCTGCCTGTTCTAGGCCGGTTTTCAGCTCTTTCACTTCTTCGGCAGCCGCCTTGGCGCTTGCTTCGTCTTTCTCTGCGAAGATAAAGCCCCCGCTGATGGCGGTCATACCGGCGTATTTCTTGGCGATCGCCTTCCAGTCTTCCTCCGGCATGTGAGTCAGACCACAAACGCCCTGATAGCCTTTGATGGCTACCATCTCGTTGCTATTCTGGCCGTTAACGACCACCTCACGATCGCCCAGCTCGAAAACCACGCCGTGCATCAACTTGCTGCATACAACTACGTTAGCCATGTGTCATTCCCTTACAGTGTGCCGGTCATCTGAACTACAGCGCTCGGGCGATAGATAACCGCGCCCAGGCTGCCCGCCGCCAATTTCTGGCTAGTTTCTGAGTGCTCAACCAAGATCGGGAAAGCACGCATTTTTTCGGTGTAGACACACTGGCCTACCGGGTCACCGCCCAGGCCGTCAGCGATCAACTGAACCAGACCGCCGGATGGAACGCCGAATTCAGGAACCACGACCACCTGTAGGCTGGTATAGGTCTTCTTGATCAGGTCGATGGCTGACGCAGTACCCAGGGCGTTGAGCGCACCCATAGAGGCGTTATCGCTCGGGCTGACGACCAGTTTCATCGGGCTGTTTTCTTGCACTAGGCCTTGGTTTTTCGATGCCAGGTTGGTGAACATCTTCTTCACGTCGTTGAAGATGGCGATCGCGTCTTTATCCGCCCACTTCACTTTTCCATCAGCGGTGGTGATCGGGGTCAGCGCGTTAGGCAGTGCCGGGTCATTGATGATGCCGAAGTTAGCGGAGCCGCTAATGCCGTACATGTAGCCCTTGTTGAAGAAACGGTTGATAGCAGCCACACCGGCAGCCTGTTTCATGGCGATGTACGGGATGAGTGCCAGGCCGTATTTTTCCTGCTCCAGGTCTCCCCAGCGGTTCATGGTCTGGAAGCGGAACTGGCGGCGGTTTTCCCAGTTGGTGTTGACGTGAACGGAACCGGCTCGGGAGGAATCGCCATAAGCGACAACTTCATAGGCCTCTTCGGTGCGCGGGAAGAGAGCGTCCTGCACCGCCCAGTTACCCTTTTTCACTTCCGGGTAAATCATGGTTGCCGTCAGTGGCGCGAACAGTTGCTTGATGATCATCGGGTCGATGACCTGCGCAGCGGCGGCCGGGATGCCACCGTTGGAAACGGTTTGCATATCTACGACGGAGTCACCGACTACGCCGTTTTTTGCCAGAAACTTCGGCGTGCATTTATCATAAATGACGCCCTTATCCGCCAGCACTTTCAGATATCGCGGCAGAGTGGATTGATTCAGATCCATTACAGAACCCCCCAGGTGGTCATTTTGATCAGAGAGCCAGCATCGGCAGCGGATGCGACATAGAACGGAGTCTCGACGGCGCCAGAAACGCTACCGCCAGCAGCGCCGGTTTTAATGGCGCCATCTGCGGTGACAGCGAAAATCTTCTGGCCTACTGTCGCGGCGGTTGCAGTACGAACCCACCAATCACCTTTGGTGTAAACGGCAAGCTCGGTGCCAGCGCCTACCAGCATGGAGCCGGTCTGGCCGACTGGAATAGTGCCTACGCCGCTGTTCATGATGTAGCCCAGCGGTGTGCCTGAACCGGTGTTGTTTACCAAGGTCGGATCGGTGCCATCAGCCCAAACAAATCGGGACTGGTACACGCCATTTGAGCCAGCCTTGTAAGAACCTTCCGTCGGCAACGCGACTACGTGCGGGTTATTTGATGCGAAATCGCCCTCTTTACCCGGACACGGGTAGAGGTTCACTGTCTGTTGAAAAGTCATTGCTTCCCCTTAGAAATAATCTTTAAAGTCGGCAGCGGTAGGCTGCTGGCCGTAGGTAGAGTCGCCAGTAGGCTGGGGCGCGGCGGCGCTCTTTGATCGGATGACCATCTGCACCAGGCTCTTGAAAGCTGATGGATGAACGCCGTTGATATCGATCTTTTCGGCTTTCAGCACGGAGCGATAGATGTCGTCTGCGGAGTCACCAGTAACGTGGCCGAAAACCGGCTCAACAATGCGCATGGCCTCGCGGGTGGCAGCGAACTCGGCGCGAGCTTTGGCTATCGTGTCGCGCTGCGTTTTTGCGATCAGTTCTTTCACGGCGCTATCGCCCATTGGGGATTTGTCCTTGTCTTTATCATCTGGATCGTCGTTGTCGCCGGGATTGTCGCCGCCCTTGTCCTTGTCTTTATCAGGATCGCCATCTCCCGGGGTCGGCTTATCATCCGGGTCGTCATTGTCGCCTGGTGCCCCCTTGTCTTCGTCGATCTCCTGCTGCTCATGCTTAGCCATGAGATCCATGATGCTTTTCGCCAGTTCGTCCGCGTCGGAGTCAGAGGCGGTGGCAAATTTGTTTTTAATCAGGTCGGTCAAGCCTTCCATTAAACTGCCCTCTTGGTCTTGTGAATCGCCGACAGCGCATTCAGCGCCGACGCGGCCTTTAATAGTCAAAGCGACAGAGTTACCCACGATGTTGCGGGCGATTCCGTCATATGCCTGACCCATGAAAACGCCGGGCGTCATATCCACCTCGAAGAAGGAGGGGAATATGCTCAACTCTCGGCGTGTTCCGTTTTCAACACCCTCGATGGCGTCCTTGTCCCACAGCTTCATGCTGGTTTTGAGGAATGGCGCTTCGAAGCGTGTGTCTGTCCCGGTGGTTCCTACGCGGTCTTGCGGGCTATCTGGTGTGTCCAGCTGCCCTGGGTGCTCAATGGTGATTGGTACTGAGTTGAACGACTCAGCAGATCGGAGAAGCTCTTCTGCTGGGCGGTAGATGTAATAGGTTCGGTTGGGGTCTAGTCCTAGGGTTTCCCAATTAGGGAGGCGGTTACCTAGGTAGGGGGAAACGCATTCCTTGCTAATGTTGCACTCGGCGACATTCAGGCGACCATAGTCGTCATAGCTGCGGACAGATGATCCGAAGTCGTAGGAGTCGCCCCGGTATCCATTTGCGAATGCCGCGCGCTCTACTTCTTCGGCCTTTTCCCGCGTGCGGAATGGCCCCTTCTTCCCCCACCACCAAGCGCCATCTTTTTGATGAACTGACATGGGTTTACCTTTCTCCAGGCAATAAAAAAGGCCGCCTAGGCGACCTGTTGGGATTTATTTCTCTATCTGTATTTCTGCTAGCCATCTCTCTTCAGCGACATAATTCCAGCGCTGACGCGTTTTTAACCAGTGCTTGTAAACCACAATCTCGGCGTCACCGTCTTTTATGATTTGCACCAGGTGGCATTTCTTCCCGCACCAATACCATTGTTTTGGTATATCCATAACAACCTTGTCTTAGTCGTTTCGTCAGAGATATCTGGCAGGCGGTGACGATGCCGCTTTTCGGTAGCTACCCTAGCCAGATATTTATTTGTTAAAACGGTAATATTGGCTTCCAACTACAACCGCAATTGATCATCTGCCCCGGCAGAACGTACTCGCCGTTATCACCAACCGGCATGCCTTTGTCCAAGTCGAACTCTTTTCCATTGGCCTTGACGTGTAGCGGGCGCGGGTGACTTCCGCCACCGGAATGAATCCAGATACCTTTGGTGATGCCAAGCGATTTCTGACGCACTCTGGCCAACTCAGCCGTAGCCTTATTGTTTTGATCACGCGCGATGTTCTCAGCCCGGCGACGCGTGATACCGAATTGCTTTTGTAGCTCTTCAGTCATGTAGTGCAGGTCGCGGCCACGGGTGATGGATTGCAGCGTGATGGTCTGCACCTGGGTGAAATATTTCTCAGGTATCGACTTAATCAGGTTGACGTTCTCGGCCACGATGCCATCGATAGCCTGCTCCATTTCCGGCGTCATGGTGAACTTAACGCGCGGGATGTCGGCGGATGATAGCGATCGCTTTAATGCCGATGTTGCCGTCTTCTCTGCCGCTCTGGTGAATGCGGGTGCAATCCTCAATGCGGCATCAGAGAACTTTACTACCCATCGCTCTCGCACTTCCTCCAAACGCTCGGCGATGTCGTCCATCGGGCGGCCAGCTTCCTTGGCTCGGTGCTGAGCATGCGCCCAATACTCGGCGCTTTTCGTCATATCGGAGATTAGCGACTTGAGCGCCTTGGCGTACTGGCCGGCAATTCCCTGGTTATAGCGAACCTGGCGGAGAGTCTTGATCTTCATCGCCAAAATCCCCCATGCCAGTGATAGCCTCGTAGGTGATGCCGTTGAAGCCTGAATCGTCGTCAGAGGCCAACGCGGCGTTAGCCTGTTCTGGCGTAATGATGCCGGAGTCAACCAGCTTGCCGTAGACGTCCGCCTTGAGGTTGTTAATCTCGGCGATTTCCTTGTCGGTCATCTCGTCGAGCGGGTTGAAGTCGATATAGAGGTCTTCGTACAGCTCACCGAACTCGCTCAGGCAGACGATTTTCAGAATCCAGTCGAGGATCGGCTTGTAGTTGTTCTTCTGCTTGTTGGCGATGTGCTCATGCTGAGCTTCTCGCTCACCTTCCCCGCTGGCGTTCATGCCGCTGGGCTGGCTTCCGGTCAGGCTGGTGACGCTCAAGCGTGAAGGCATGCACAGTAGCTTCTGCTGCTGGACTAGCAAGTCATTCAGGCCGGTTAGGCTGGTGTTCATCTGCTCCAGCGCTTCCATCGCCTTATCAATAGCCAGAACACCGTGATTGCTTTTCCCGTAAATCAGCGTATCCAGGCGCTTATCGAACTGCGTTTTGTCCTGGAGATACGTTTCCATGTCGGTAGACCAGATGTACGTCCTGAACGACATGATGATCCGAGGGATATCATCGCGGACACTCTCCCAGTTCCTAACGTAGGGGAGCATCATCTGAATCAGGGACAGGCCACCAAAGTTGTAGCTCGGCTTGAGCATGTCTGGAACCGGGTAGATAACCAGCTGCTTCATGCGCGTGGCGTGGACAAGCTCGCCCAGCACAAACCAGCGAGTGGGGACAAAGAAGTCTGGCGACAGCGGGTTGATGGCGTTATATCCCTGCGGATAGCACCAGATCGGCTCTACCACCCGGAATCCCTCCAGGTCGCCGCGCTTAATCTTCGCCGGGGAAAGCATGATTTCTTTCGCCAACTCGTTATCGTCGCCTTTCAGCTTAACGAACAGGTGAGCCTGGCCGAATGCCTCGGCGTTGAACCCCAGCAGCTTGAGATGCTTCTCTACCCCGAGGCGCTCGAAGGCGTCCTCAAGCTGGTTGATAATCTCGCTGCGGTCGTCGTCGGTGGTGTTGGACTTGATCTTGAAGCCCTTGCGGAACACCTCGTTAGCCGACTGCTCACATGCGACGCGGTTCTCTGACTTCTGAGCCAGGTTAGCCAGCGCCGAGTAGCCCATAAACACCGAATCAGGCGAAGCGTAGGCTAGGTTTAACGAGCCGTAGTCGATGCTGTCACCGACTGGCTGATTCTCTGGCACTACTCCTGCCGGCGGTTTATAGGCTTCATGGTGAGGCCTAAATGCTTCGTCGATCACCTTCTTCTGGTATTCGGCGTCGCTTTGCCATGATGGGCCGACAACAAGGCCACGGCGTCGCTGCTGTGTGTTCTTTTTCCGTTTTGCCATGTTACCAACCTGAGTTTTCGCCAACGATCAAATGGCGGCCGTCCTTCATTTCTGAAATGGCATCCATCATCGGATCAAGTTGGTCGTCGTGAGTATTGAAGTCTGGATTGATGGCTTCCATCTCAACGAGGAAGTCGTTTATGAATGGTGCGTTGCTGGGTAGCTTCACGTAACCGGACTCGATGTATCCCTGAACGTCCATCAGGCGCGTGTACTTGTCCTTGTTGCGCTGAATGGCCTTGATCGGGCACAGCGCGCGTTTCCTGATGTTCTGAATCAGGCCGGTGCCGGATGATTTATCCTCTATCGCCATGTGGCGGAGTGGGCCGTTCTTTAGCTGCTTCGATTTTTCCCAAAAGGCGATCGCCCGACGCTGGAGTTCATCAGCTTCCCATTTCCCTCTAATCAGGTCGATAAGGTAGAGATAGCCGTCGTCCCCCATCCCCCAGTGCTCGAACACCGAAAAGTCATTGGCCTCTTTGGTCTTCTGCGCTGTATCGCCGTAGATAGCCCGCCACTTCATCTTAGGCAGTTCGCGGTATTCGCCGAACCACTCTGATTTAATTAGGCCACCGCCCTTGGCTGTGGGTCGCTGTTGGTAAAGTGCGTTCCATACCAGAGAGCCGCGCTGTTTGGCTTTATCGACGAACGATTGAGGCATGCGCTCAGGGAAGAGGATTTCACCTGGCTTGCGCAGGAAGTAGCGCTTGCCGTTTAGCTCATGAATCTCTTCCGTCTCCGCTTCCATAGGGAAGCTAACGACGCGCCACTTCTCGCCGCCCTCTTCCGCTTTCTTCAGCAACCGCCCAGCGAGGTCGTCCTTGTGCCAGCGAGTCAGGATGATAATGATGCCGTTTATCTTCGGATCTGCGCGGGTGAAAAAAGTCGTGTCGTACCAGTCCATAACGGCTTCCTGGTACGTTGGCGAAGCTGCTGTTTTGTAGTCTTTGGCCGGGTCGTCGATGATACCTATGTTCATACCCTGGCCGGTGATGCCACCGTTAACGCCCGCCGCTCGATATGAGCCGCCGTGGATATCACCATTGGGATTTACTACCTCCCACAATTCAGCGGTTCTAATCGCGCCTCCAGCCCCAACGCGGCTAGTTGGCAATCGCGTTTCCGGGAAAACGTCGGCGTACTTATCAGATCCGATGATGCGCTGCGTATCCCTCGACATCCTGTTGGCAAGGTCTGAGGAGTAGGAACAGGCGATCACGTTCCAGTCGGGGTGTTTACCCAGCACATAGGCCGGGAACCTGCGTGAAGCCTTTTCGCTTTTACCCGAACGTGGCGGAGCGAAGATCATCAGGCGAGGCATCTTTCCGACTTCAACGTCAGCCAGGAACTGATCAAGCTCAGCGGACAGTAGCTCGTTAAACCACCCCGTTTCATACAGCGGATTGGTGTAGAGCGTAAATCCCATCAGGGTCTTTCGCGCCTCAGCTATAGCCCGCTGTTTATATGCCTCAAGAGTCTGCCTGTTTCTCTGCGAGCTGGGATCGATACCTGCCATGACCCAACTCCTTTAGTCTCTCTTCAAGCTCTTCATCGGTGATGTCTGAATACTGGATCGGGCCACCTTTAGCGCCGGTTAGCTCAGTTGATGTTTGCTCGCGGAATGCTTGGACTGTGACGTGCTTACCAAGTAGCTCAAGGTTCTTCACCTTATCAGGCCACTTGATCTTCTTCAGGATGCCAACCATCTCTCTGTCATCGCCGCGTCCTTCGAACATTTCCGCAAGGTCAAATCCACTGAGGTAGCGCCGCCATGATGCAGGCCAATCCGAGACAGGCTTCAGACTCATGTCATCAGTCATGATGTCTAGCACGTCCATCTGGTCTATCTCAACCAGACGCCGCAAGACATATGCAGCGTCAATCCCTGTTTGCTCAACGCGGGTTGCTTTGAGTTCTGCCACAAAAGTTTGAACGTTAACATTCGTTAACAGCCTGGCGGCCTGTTCTTTGGCGGTTTTCTCGCTGTAGCCCGCCCTGATGGCCGCCTGAGTGGCGTTTAGGTCTTTCAGGTACTCACGGGCAAACAGCTCTTGTTTGTCGGTGAGCTTTGCCATGTTATTTATCCGTTAAGTTGATTCTTTCAGAATTTTGTTCTATACGCCCGTCGGGCGCATTCGCACTTTTCAGGATTTATAATCAGCTAGCCAGGGTTCCTGCAGCACGAAGTTTTGCCAACAAACCATTAAAGTCTTCCTTTGTCGGCGCGGCGGTCAGATCGGTGATGGCTGCGGCTTGCTTCACAGCACCCAGAGTGGTGGTTGTGGCGGCGGTTACTGCTGCAGTCGCCTCTTGTGCGGTAGGCACAGCCACAGACGAACCTGATTGACTAATTACGGATACAGGCATGTTTTCACCTATGCGTTAACGATTATGGTGGCGTCAGCGTTTAGCGGCTTGACGAATACCGGCGCACCGGCGGTTACGTGATAGAGACTGAGGTTTAGCGACCCACCGATGAATGGCAGGCCAACCAGGGATAAATCGGGCTTGGCCGTAGACTGGCAAATCTGCGCTTCACTACCAGAGATAGCGACTGTCGCGTCCGCCGTGCCGTCATAGACCTGCGTCCAGATTCCTTTCGGCGCTACGATGTTGAGTAGTTGCATTCTTCACCCATGAGGCCGGGACCATCTGCTCGGCGATGATCAGGATTGCTGAGGCAGTGAATGCCGCCCCATTGGACTGGATAGTGATGTCGCTACCGTTCAGAGCTAGGTTCCCGTCAGCGTCCACGCTAAAAAAGGTCGGGAAAGATAGGATGTCTGACGTTACCGCCTGATCGCGTGATTCAACCAGGGTGTTACCCTGAGTGGACGGGAAAGATACCGTCATGCTGCGCTGCGAGGATGATCCAGCCCAGGAGCCGACCACGTTAACCTTGAAGGTCACAGTAGAATCGTTATTGAAGACGTTGAGCTTGTTGGTCGTCGTGTTGAAGAACGGGGGTAACGAGCCAGTATGGGGTAGGCTCTTAATCAGGCTGATCAGGTTTGTTGGCGTGGTGGGGATTACCAGGTTTAACCCAGAGAAGTAACACTCCGACTTGCGCCGCACACTACCACTACCAGCCGGTCCCGATGGTCCCCTCCCGCCCACACCCATAGGATAGAGCGACATAACACATCCTCTTGCTGTTGCATTAGCGGAGGCTCTCGTAAAAGCCTCCTGTAATGCCCTCACTTCTTCCGCACAGGGGTGATTGGCCCTGCATGTCCGTTAAAACTCCCACCATGGGGAGAAAACCGTGCGTTATCCGTTTTTGGTTCCAGTCTGGCGCTCTCCGTGGAATTAGGCGGGTCACAGCTAACCAGTATGGACAGGGACGAACTACCCAGGCACTGCGAAATTGGCGCGCCGACTTCGCCACGCTTCACAGAGTAGCTGGCCGACTTCGGTCTATTCCCGCTGCCAAGATGTGATCACCTCCAGCCTTGCAAAGATAAGCGCTAATCCACTGCCTCCATGCGTAAAAATGCCATGAGCATGTCTCCATCCTGAAAATCAAAAAATAACCTTGACGGATATAACCAACTAGGTTGCTGTATCTCATCAAGACGAGATACAGCAACCAAGGAGATATACCATGATGAACCGCCGCCGCAGCAACAACGTAGAAGCACAGTGTGTTAACCCGATGTTCGCTAACGACATCAAGTGCGGCGAGAACAAGAAAGCGGTCATCATGCGCGCTGCTTGGGACTTGGCAAAGCGCGCCGCTAAGCAGTTCGGCGGCAAAGCCAAAGAGTTCTTCGCTGAGTCACTGAAGCAGGCTTGGGCTGTGCTGGGTAAGACTGAAAAGACCGACAACAGCTACTTCATCAACCTGCAGATCAAAGCGGGTCTGCGTAAAGCGTAATCAAACCACTAACCTAACCGAGGTAAACACAATGAACGCAATGGAACTCATCAAAAATATCGCTGACAGCCTGGAAAGTAGCGAGCGCGTGGAAATCTCCCGCATCAAAGACGCTTTGGAAGATGGCGCCGCCTTGGCGTCCATGGGTATCAGTGATGACGACCAAGGGACGGTCGAAGAGGCTCACGATATCTGCAGTACCTGGATGAAAGAAGGTCGCGAGTTCCTGTGATGACACCGGAACAAATCAAGGAAGCCCGGCAGTTGCTGGGCTTTAGTCAGGCAAAGATGTGTAAAGCTCTTGGGCTGACAAGTGTCATGACATACGCGAAGTGGGAGCAGGGTTGCAGCAGCCCGAACGCCGCCGCCATATCCGCCATCGAGATGCTTTTGTACATGCACTCGGCAGGGGTGCTTGATGGCTGGCTATCGCGGATTTGATGCGACAAGTAGTGCTAGTCTCGATCTTTTCGCTAAAACAACCCCTCAATGAGGGGTTTATACTTACTGTCGGGTAAGTCTTACTTCGTCGTATGCTCGCTCACATCCGAAACCTCGAGTTCTGGATTGCTGAGCAGCTTCCGCCATTCGCTGCGCTGCTTCATCAGCCAGGCTGTACAACTTGGCGAGCACTCGGGGATCGGAACCTGGCGCACCTGCTCCGGCAGTTCCGGTATTGCAGGAGGCGCTACTTTTGCGCAGTCGGCTGGCATAGTCGGCAACCTGTTTCCGCAGGCTGTCAGCATCAGAACGAGCAGCGGCAGCATCAGAATGCGCCCCGGCCAGTTGCTGCGACGTTTGCGCGGCGATTTTTGCGACGGCATTCTGTCCCCTTTGTTCAAGCTCTCTGTTTTTGGCCTGGAGAAGCGCTAGAGCGTGCTCGTTCTCTGCCTGAGATTGGTTCCATCGGGCTTGCCATGTTAGGTCTGCCTTTTGATACCCGGCATCGTAGGAAAACCATGCGGCGGAGATAATGGCGATGGCGAACGCTGCCATCGTCCAATGCTTTTTGATCAGCTCAAGAAAAGACATCGCTCAGCCTCCCGGCGACGCGTTAACCCTGGGAGCGGTTTGCCTTTGCTCTTGTTCCAGCGGGGGAATTCAGCAGCGGCACCGGCATAATCACCAGAATTCAGCTTGCGCAGCAGAGTTGATCCGGACAAGGCGGGAAGGCCAAAGTTATAAGCAAAACTAACCAGCGCATCAAATTGACTCTGAGAAACAGAAACCCTCAGCGCGGATGAAACTTCGCTTCCATAGTCAGCCGCGCCAACCTTAAGAAGGCGTTCAGCCGTTTCTTTGGTGATCTTCATACCGGCATGAATCGGCACTCCATCAACTGGCCGCGTCCATCCATAGCCGATTGTCCAGACGCCAGCAGGGCACTTGTAAGCCTCCAGGCGGCACCCCTCAAACTCTCGGATCAGCTTCAGGCAATTCTCGCTTGGCGTCATCGAATAATCTCCTCAGCCGCGGATACCATGCGCAGCTTGACGTAATCTTCGTTTTCTGGCTTCTGCGTGAAGCCTGCGACCAATAGGCCAACCATGTGACCATAGCCAGGGGGAATCGCCGCATAGCAGACGTAGTTAACTCCCTGCTTTCTGGCCGCCTCACCTACTGCGGTGTTTGCGATCAGCTTGGTGCAGAGCGTCTTCTCGGTGATTACCTTAATCAGGCTGGCCGACTGCTCAGAGTACGGGCGCAGAGCTAAATCACCGGTTCCCTCAAGGAACTGCATCCGGTTCTGGCCAACCCGGAAATAGATGGCGTTGCGTCGGTTCTGATTCAGGTTGATAGACCAAACCGTAATCGACTGAGCGCCAACGTCCGCCATCAGCTTTACAGCCGCATGGTCTATAGACGCTTCATCGATAGTGGGAATACCAAAATTCGACATAGCCCAGAAAGAAACCTCGCGCCGGTTCTCCCATAGCGAGTAACAGAATGTCAGGGAGACGATCAGCGCCACTAACATCACTAATCGTTTTGGCGTGTTGACGTACTTGATGATCTTGAGGGCGAAGTCCATGCGCCCGGCTTCTTTGTCCGACTTGTGATTTTGGTTTTCCATTCGTCCACCATAGCCAACGGCTTCCGGTGGCCTTGAATTGTGAGCGCGCCGCCCTAGCTGCATAAAGGAGATGATCTAAGGGATGATTAGGGCGACGCATATACGAAAAAAGCCCCGCATTGAGCGAGGCTTGAATATAAGAAGGCCGCAGGGTGACAAATTACGGTGACAGCGCAATCTGACAGTTATGCCTGCGGCTCGGTTTCGGTGCCTTATTAACGAATAGGCGAATTTCCAGCGTTGGAATAATTCTGGTCTTTATTTCCGCGATTGTCAATACTGCTTTATGCAGATATTTTTCTAATCACAGAATCGGCCGCTGATTCCTCCTGTATGCATTTAGTAACCAGATCTTCGAAGAATGGCTGGATGTGGTCATATGCCGTCGTCTTTCCAAGTTGGGGGTAGAACTCTCGCATGGCGATAATTATCGTGGCGAAGCTGATACGGGCAAATCCCCGGCCATTACATTTAGAGCAAGTTTTCATGACCGGCACTCCTTGCCGCTCACTCTCAACTTTATCCATAACCATCCCGCGCCCCTTGCAACGGCATGAGTTGCTGATCTCGCCCTTACCTTTGCAGGTTTTGCAGAGAACACGAGCTTTCTCTCTAATCTCTCGACAGTCGGATCGAAAGAATTTCATGTTGAAAACCTCCGCCTCAATAAACCCACCAGTGCAGTCTGGGCATTTACGCGTACTGGCCGCGCTACGGCAGTAGTCCTGATATGCAAACCTTGCGAGCACTTGCACAACTTGAGATTTAATATCATCACCAAGTTGATTTATTTGCTTGACGCTATTTGCTCGCGACATTCCATAGTTAACAAGTATCTCTATCGCGTTCTCGCTACTGGTGAGGCCAGACTTTGATAGATAAAGCTCCAGACCAAAGCGGCATTTTGAGGAGGCCACCCCAATAACCGTCATTGCGTCTGTGATTGTAAAGGAGTCACCAGTAGTTCGAGAGCTATCTGAAAATCGTGGAGACTTCGGAGAAAAGAATTTCGTAATGCTCTCAATGTTCATGCGGATTTTCCTTATTGGCGTTGCTGCGTTTGATGATTCCCATGATGCGTTCCTTCAACCGGGTTATCTGGAGCTTGTGAGCTTTAATCTCGCCCTCAAGGCGCTCTATTTCGTACAGATCGTAGAGTGTCATCACCGCCTCTCCTTCTTGCGTGGGGTGTGATCCCATGACTGAAAACCGGTGGTTGGTTTTACTGAGGGGTGAATCGGGGTGAACAGCGATAGGATGTAGGCGATCAGACTTCTCATAGGTTCTCCTTTTCTCGTAGCTCTTTGGTCTTTCTCCGATACGTTGCGGTGATTTCTTCCAACTCCTCCCGCGTCCACTTCCTGGGCTCATGGTGTGACATGAGCGAATCGAATCGCGCCCGGCCGATTTTGGCGATCAGGTTTGGCGTGTAGTTTTCTATATTCCCGGATAGGTGGTTATTGCAGGGGGCGCACTGCTTGTGACAGTTAAACTCATCGAACCTAAGCTCAGGGTTAGCGCCGGTGGTTCGATAATGCCCGCCGTGCCATTGCCCGGTGTGGTAGCGGCCGCAGCTGATGCACGGTTGGTCTTTATCTCGCTCTCGGATGTACTCGTTGAAGGACTGCTGGGCTTTCTTGATGAAGTAACTGAGGGGTTGTATTGCGCGTTTCCGTTCCTGATGCTTCTTCCTGCTCTCTAACCCCTTTCTCTTTCGCCGTCGTTCTGCCGCCTGTATCGCTCGCTGTCGCTCTTTCTCTCTTAGCTTGATGGCGAGTTGGGTTCCGTGTTCTGGACAGCACCATCGCTCATAGGGAGCTTTTGGCATGAACCATGCGCGGCATATTGCGCACTTCCTCTTTCGCAACTGCATATCACCTCCAGCATGGGTTGATCATGCCCCGCGGGGTCTTGGGTTGGTATTCACTCTCCGGTAGCTTGGCGGCCACATCCCACAGGCGCGGATCGACGTTTAGACTTTTGCGTGCTTTGAATCCCCGCTTTCGGTAATCGTCAATCAGCCGATCGGCCTCCTCTGAGGTCATTCCCTGTTGCAGAAACCATGTGAACATTAGGCCACCTCTTGGATATCCAGATCGCGGACGATAGCGCCGCTGATACCGACGAAGCGCATGAAGACGGCGTGGGCGGTAAGATGACTCTTTGAAACAAGCTCAATCTCGAAAGGAAAGGCGTTCCAGGTGCAGGTAATGCGGTAAGTGTTCATGCTGCGCTCTCCATTTCTATTAGCTTTGACGCCTCATTTGGCAAGGTGTGATCCGGATATACCGCCAGCCATGCTTCGCGGGGATAGGCGTTTACCTCGCCGAACCTGGGACAGAAAACACGTTTGATGGGTACGCCTTTGGACTCGCACCACTTCTTGAGTGGCCGCCAGCATGACTGCGCCTTTATCGACGTACCCGGATTGGCCTTGATCACCCGCAGACAGTCGTAGTACAGCGTCGTCTGCTGCATGACGATTTCCAGTTTCTGTTTTTTGCGCTCGGACTCGACTAGGCACTCAAGCGCCTGAAGGTAGGTATGTGGTACTGGGCGCGACGACGCGCGCTCTAGCTCATGCCAGCGGTCGATAACCTTCATGCGAAGAACGGCGCTATACCCGGCCAGCAGGCAATCGACGTGACGCCGATCTAAACGGTACTCCTTTTGGCGGCGGTTGCAGGAGTCGAAGTAGATGTATCCAAAACTGGATACATCCTCCCCGAGGTCTTGAAGCATCCCTTCAATGTCTCGCTTGATGTGTCCGTGCTGCTTGCCGGTCAGTTCCGCAATCTCACGACTGGACATGGTGATAGCATCACTGCTGATTAGGTTATTCATAGTGAACTCCATTGGGATATTTAGGCGGGGCGGCGGATGAAGCGCCATTGGTCAGTTTTAATATTCACCCAGGGCTCGAAACGGCCTTCAGCGATAACGCGAAAAGGGCAACAATCACAGCTATTACTCGGATCAACGTAATCAACCAGATACTCCCCAGCTTCGAAATTATCGCCACCACTCCACCACACGATGTCGCCAACCTTCAGGTCGCGCCAGTCGGTAATATTCAGAGTCTCTTCTTTTGGAACGCCATCGCAAACCTTGTCATACCCAGCCGCACGCAAAGCATCATCCAGCGCTTTTCGCGCTTCGGCTTCTTCTTGCTCGGCCAGCTTTAGGATATTGCGTGAGGTATCGGCATTGGCTTTTGCTTTCTGCCATGCGTGAAGAAGGTCATCGAGGGTGGATGCTAGCCGATCTTCTGGTTCGGCTGGTTGCGCTGGACGGTGCAGGCGGTACGCTACGATGTCTGCGGGCTTGCAAGCGTGGCGCCAATGAGTAGCACATCTCGCGCACCCTTCTTTTTTCTCAAATCCATCCTCATCCATACCAATTCCAGCTGTAACCCCAACCACATCTTTCCCGTCACGATATTTAACATCAACCAGAGTCCCTTGATCGACTGGTATTTCTCCCCCTCGCCACTCAATCCAACCATCACCGTCTAGTTTTGATAGATTTAATGAGTCAAGCCAAAAATCACGACCAGACCGGTTAAAAATACCCAAACCACCACCTACGCGCCCTTTTTTAGCTGCTGTAACTATAATTCCTGTTAGTAAATCCCCTACCGGAGATAACAATACAAATTTGTCACCAATGTCATAATTTAACTTTTCATACGGTTTATCAATCATCCTGCTTCTCCTTAATTTGCTTATATTCTGAGTCGCCAGGTATCGTTACCAGACAGCCAATACTGGCCGCCCATGCTTCAACCTGACTCATGAAGTAATGCATTGCGCCGGTGTCCAGACTGGACGTATGGCGCAGTTCTTTGACGGTTGTTATCTCACCGTTGATAACGTCAATTCGCTCGGCATCTTCATATCCGAGGTAGGTATGTTTCATTGCGCTCTTAACCCATTCGGGTGTGGCGAAGCCCCTACCTCTGCGCTTGAGGTATTCGCTTATCTCGCCACACCACATGTGAAAAGTGAATTTTGGGAAAGGCTGCGTTTATTCCTCCACGGCTTGAGTATCAGGCGATATTCACCATGGTTTAGCAGTTCCTGGATTTGATGGCCTACTGAATTGAAGTTTAGCTTGGTGAGTTTTATTCCGTCTTTAGCTATGTCATTCACCGAACCTCCTTATTGCAAATTTATCAATCTTTCTTTTATGCAACGACTGGTAATACTCAATCAATTCATCACGCCTATGTTTTGAATGAATACGAAAAAGCTTTTTCATCGTCTTAAATCTTGGTCTAAATCGCATCTCATGAGGAACGGCTCCCCAATTGATTAAGTATTCATAACCAAATGAATACCACTTGTTTCCAACCCATACAGATATAACAGAGCCACGATATAGAAAATCAACAGCACATTCACGGCACTCAACAACCTCACCGCTTTCAATCATATCATTCAGTTTTAAATCCCATGATTCAGAGAATGGCTCTTGATAAAATCCAGTAACAGTCATTAATGTATGACCAATGTAATCAAACATAATCACCTCAACGCTATTAAAATACAGACTAGCCCAATTGCCACTATGGATATTTCAGTGATGGAGAACATAATCACTCCTCCGGCGGGTTAGGTAGCGGAATCCAGTGGGTGAACTCAGACTTTCCCTTATCTCCTATATCAAGAATAAATCCGCTAGTTTGAAAGTAAGCTCCCGTCAAAACAACACCGTTAGAATCAATAAGCAATACAGCACTTGATTTTTCCGGTGGCTCACTACACTCAATCCACTTCGGCTGGGCGGCATTCCATGCCAACCAAGCGAGGCGAACATCTTGCAACTGATATATTCCATATTCATCACGACTCATATCTACAAATGGGCCAAGGCAGTTAGACAGCCACTTCTCAAACTCTTCTCGCATGTTCATTTGTCACCCCACGTCAATTCCTTAATGGAGTTTAAATCAAGTTGATAGTGTGGATAGGTATCACCAACAATAAACCCAGCGCCTTTACGAAATCTTTGTCCTGAAGGTGAAATCCACATCGTTTTCGTCTCTCTTAGCTTAACTCGCAATTTACCAGTGAGAGACAAAACAATTCCTGAGTGAGTGTATTTCTTTTCCATAAATCACCTCTTGAAATATTTATTCCTGATTTCTGATATTTTCGACAATCCCGCCTCATTGCTCACCGGTATGCATAGTTTTGGAATTTGCTTAACCGGCGCCGGGATTTCCTCGCCAGCCTTAATCCGATCCGCCATCTTGCGAATCTCTACGCCACAGCGTGATCTAACCTCTGACTCGCTAAGATTGAGTGATCGCATCTGGTCGCGCAGTTTCGTCACCATCCAGTACGTCGCGTTGCTCGGCCAGGGGTATTCCTCCGCAGAGTCGTACATGCTTCGCTCTGAGCAATACTTCATCATCAGGCCGTATAGTTCGTCAGGGCTAGGCAGTCCGGCAGAGCTGAATTCGCCAGACCGGCACCATGCTATGAACTGGCCGGGCGATGGGAGGAATGGCCGCTCTTGCTTTCGTGCGATTCGCATACCAGCAGAAACCTGGTCAAGGCTGGTAATCCCGTTTTCCCGGAACGCCATCACCCACTGACGCCGTATTTCGTTTATCTCGCGCTGGTCACGGTTGGCCAGGCTGGCAGGGAATACCGCGAGAAGCTGGGTAAATACCCCATTGATAACATGGGCTACTTGCTCAACCTGCTGCGCTTCACAGCGCTGCTCAGGTAGGTTGCTGGCCACACGCTGAATCTGCCCCCGGCTGAATTTTTGTATCTGCTCTGAAACGCTCCTCATAGCTGAACTCCGTAAATCCAGTCAGTGTTAGTCAGGTCGACCTTTGGCCTTTCAGCGGGTTTACCTGATGCCAGTTTTTGGCGCTTGATATCTAGCTGAGTCCATTTCTTGCGCAGCGTGGCTGGGCAAAGAACATTCCCCTTCCAGAAGTCGTCATCGCAGGCCCACTTGAACAGCGTGGCGATCTCCTTGTGAGTGCGGCCGTCGCTCTCTCGCATCAGGCGGATGTCGTTAGCCCATGATGCGTAGTTTGGCTTCTTGGCGGTTGAGGAGATGCTTTGCACGACTGAGAACAGCCATTCAGCGCAACGCAGGTCTTCGGATGTTCCCCACTTGGTTCCGCGTTGAATTGCAGCATCTGGCCGAGTGATCTGAATCTCATTCCGACAGCCGTCTGAGGATTCGTCAGAATTCTCGGACGTAGAGGGTTTTATGTTTGATTCTATGTTGGGTTCTAATGACTGATTCTGTGTCCCAATTTTGGGATCATTCAAAATCCCAATTTTGGGATCATTCAAAATCCCAATTTTGGGATCATCCCGTTTTTGGGTGCATTCAAAACCAACATTAAGCTGAAGAACTCGAACCCTTTTTGTCGGCCCTTTTCGCTCTCCTGTGTCATGAATCATCCCGGACTCAATCATCCGATTAATCCACTTTCCGATAGTCTTTCTATCAAGGCCTGTATCGTTTACCAGGCGTTGGATGCTTGGGTAGCAGCAATGGTATTCGTCGGCACGATCTGCCAATGAAAGCATGAGTAGCTTTTGCGGAGGGGTGAGATTAAGACCCCACGCCCAATCAGTTGCTATTCGGCTCATACAAACACCTCATTGAAAAACAGATAACCTTTTGCCATAATTAACCTCGTTTCTTGGTTTAGAACTCCGCACTACAAATATCCTCGGCGCCCACCGGGGATTTTTCTTTTGTGATACTCTCCAGCGCATACTGAAACGCCCTACTTATCGGACTGATGTCTGATGCCATTCCAAAAGCGCACAGAATCGACGCTATGAAGCGCCAGTCTGTCCGGCTTATCTTCGACTCATGACACCCGATCATGCTCGCTAGGCGTCGCTGAGTGAGCGTAGAGAGATTGATAAGTAAATCTGTCTCGGTGCGGTCAACGTCACGCGCTTCGACTTTGCTATAACTTGCAACTTTCATTTGAAATAATTCCCCTGTTAAGTAAATGCGGCCATACAGCCGTTATGGTTGTTGTGTTTGCCATCTGTGTTCAGTTGGCGGCCAGGATGTTAAAGAGCGGTAGTGCTTAGGCGGCGTTTAATTCAGGCCAAATGCTGGCCCATTTCTCAGGATGAAGATGCTGGCGGGTTACAACCCCACCACTCTCTTTTTCAATAAGCACTGACAGCTCTGCCCCCAGAGTCTGGTTTGCGCTGATTGCCTTGCGGAGATATCCAATTGATGTCCCGCAACGACTGGCGAAATTTGCCTTTTCAACCTGAGATAGCGTGTTCAAGTAGATTCGAAGTTCGTTCATGTCTATCTCCCGTTTTGATGATGATAGTTTACCCATGGGTAAACAATACGTCAATACCTGTGGGTTATTTACCTTGCGGTATTTGAGGGTAGACTTTAAGCATGGATAAATATGAGATAAGAAGACTTCAGCTGATCAAGCTGAGGGATGAAATGTGTGCTGGAAAGGCTGTTGATTTGGCTAGAAGAATCAGCAGGGAGCCATCGTACGTTTCAAGAATGCTTTACCCCGAGGGGAAAAAGCAGAAAAAGCGCATAGCTGATGACATGGTTGAGGTTATCGAGTCAGCTTTCGGGCTTCCACGTGGATGGATGGACGGAATTTCAGGATGCTCTACCGATGAAAAGCGTTCTGTTGCCGTGAATAAGTACCCCCTATTCACCACTGTTCAGGCAGGTGCATTCACCACGACATCTGAGTCATACACCGAGAAGGATGCCAAAGAGTGGATCGAGACATCCAAGAAAGCTGGTCGTCGTTCGTTCTGGCTTGAGGTTGAGGGTGCATCTATGACAGCTCCGGCAGGGAACCGCCCCAGCTTCCCAGAAGGAATGCTGATTTTGGTTGACCCTGACCAGGATGTTGAGGTGAACGACTTCTGCATTGCTCGCATAAACGGCAACGAATTTACCTTTAAGAAGCTGATCCGCGACGGCGGAGTCAACTACTTGCAGCCACTAAACCCGCAGTTCCCGCTTCTGACGTGTGGTGATGGGTGCACGTTCGTCGGCAAGGTGATCATGTCGCAGTGGCCAGAAGAAATGTTTGGGTGACAAGAGTTAGTCGAAGAGGTCGCAGAGATGCGGCCTTTTTTATACTTGAAATAAAGCAAGGATAAAAAACAAACGCCATGCTTGCTGCTGTGTTTTTTGTGTGCTAACTTGCAAGCAACATTAACAATACAGGTGCTTGCATTATGACAGAAAAGAAAAGTAGTGAAGGAAAAGCTAAGGGCGGCATTGCTCGCGCGAAGTCACTGACTAAAGAACAGCGCTCTGAAATAGCAAAGAAAGCAGCTACGGCGAGATGGAAAGATAAACCGCTAAAGGCAACTCATCGGGGTAATTTTCTTGATGATTTTGGAATTGATGCTGAATGTTATGTTTTAGATGATGATGCAAAAACTGTAGTTGTTACTAAAACAGGCCTTTCTCAGTTACTAGGTATTGGTGATCACGCTAGGGATTTAGATCAGTTCCTAAGCGCTCAATATATGAGCAAATACCGAGATCTAGAATTGCAGAGGAAAATGGAAAATCCTTATAAGTTTCAACTAACTTCAAAGTCTAAAACTGTGCATCAAGCTCTTGGATATGACATCACAGCCATTGTTGACATCGGGAGAGCGCTAATCGAGGCTAAGGATAATAATGACCTCCCTCTATCCAGGATAAAGGCGGCTTCGTCTGCACAGAGGCTAATCAATGCCTCTGCAAAGGCTGGCATTAAAGGTGTTGCATATGCGCTTGCTGGTTACAGACCAGAAGTGCAAGCAGTCATTGATGAGTTCAAAGCTTTCGTACGCGAGGAAGCTCGTCAATACGAAAAAGAATTTCCAGATGAGCTATACGAGGAGTGGTATCGACTGTACGGTCTAAACAGACCAGAGAAAGGAAGACCGATCCGATTTGGACAGTTAACAAATATGCAAATCTACACCCCATTGGCGAAGAGCAAGGGTAAAATACTTGAACAAATCCGCGCCAGTCGTGATGAAAACGGAAAGCAATCTGATAAGCTGCATTTGTTTCTTTCTGAAATTGGCGTCAAAGCCTTGCGTCAGCACATTGGTAAGCTGCTTGGTGTTGCCGCCATGTCTGAAACTCGAGATGAGTATGAAGCTGGCATAGAAAAGGTTTTTGGGAAAATGAAACAAATACTATAGCCAATTACTGACAGCTAACCCGAGACAACTAACCCCCCCCATCAACCGGCCACGCGCCGGTTTTTTGTGACCAAAGCCCCACCACCTAACCGCAGCACCATTCTGACCAAAAAATAAAAATCCTTTTATATCAATTAAATCCAAAACAACACCCAAAAAGTTTACCTTTGGGTATTGCTAAAGGGATTACCCGTGGGTATATTTAACCCATCGAGACGGAACACAGTCTCCCGCTCTTTAACAACGAGGCTCTCTTCTGAAGACAGAAGAGCCAAAGCGCAAGCAGGCTTTGGGATTGGGTGAATTCGCAGGCTGATGCGAACGTTGCTTTAAGTTGGTGAAGTTTTGGGTGGAACCTCTTAAAGCAAACCCCTAATGCCGGGATCAGCTCCGGCCACCCAATCACCAAAGTCTGCTACAGGGGAAAGATCATGAATGCACGACAGCGCTATAACGCTCGCCGCATGGCCGAGCTCAACGCACGTAAGGGAAGCGAAGCCGCAGCCGGTCGCAAGCGGAAAGAGGTGATAGGCGGATGCTCTATCCGGGTTCTGAATGCCGTAGCTGTGCCTAAGCGTAAGCCAAAAGAAACCGGTTCTATCTGCATGCCTGACGTAGCGATTTATTACGCTGGCTATCGTAAACAATCTGATGTTAGTGCTAGGGGGTGATATGCAAATTACTAAAGAACAAGTTAAAGAATGGGAAGCATGTACTGATGGGTTCCGTTGGTTCATGAAAAAATTCCCGCAGGGCGGCGCATACGCTGATGTACATGGAGCGCTGATCGAAGACAAGCGTTTCGATGATGCGCGCTGGCTGGTCGATCAGATGTATCGCACTCACCTAGATAAACCTGAATTCATTCAGTCTGAAACTGCTTCTACCGACAAAATGGTCAGCGAACTCACCAGCATGGAACATCCATTCGATCAAGTAGAAGGAGAGAACAGCTCAGGCGACAGCGCC